GCTAGTACCTTTTACAGAGTTAATAAAGTTACCAGTTTTATATATAGAGCGATGATACGTATCTCCTAAAGAGGGTTCGTATAAAAATCCTAGGTCTGTTATTTTATTTTTTAATAAGATTGAAGGTATGTTTTTAGCGTCAGCGTAGTCTTGAAGAAGCGAAGCTTGCACATTAATTTTGTCATATTCAAAACTGTACGCATCAATAATCCTACTTAATTCGGTATCTTCGGCTTCTCCTACAGCATCTCCAATTCCAGACATTTCATTTAGCCACGCTGCTGGCAACCATCGTTTAAAAGAATCTGCGGTTGAGGTTTGCGCAATAGTGTTTACAGTTGTGCTTCCACAGTTTATCCACTTACTGTTTGTGTATCCGTTAATAACCCCAGAGCCATCGATAGATGCGGTAAATACCCAGATAGTATAAGTTACTTCATGATTTTCTAAAAGATTTGAGTCGTCGTCAACATAAGTAAGTCTAAATCCAGAAGGCAGATCTCCGTAATCCAATACGTCACCTACATAGGGACTATCTGGAACTCCAACATAACTTCTTACTAGTCTCCAAGCTATTGGTACATACGGAATGTCAATTGGGTCGCTAAGAATAGATTTCCAGGTCAAAGACACAGTTTGATAGTCGTAAGACCACCCAAAAATGCCAGAGGAGTAGTACAGGCGGTTGCCGTCTACTTCTCCGTACTTTGGTATGCCATACGTACCAAAACTATATTTTGCCATGAGTATTGCCCCTGTAGTTGGTTACATTCCTGCAAGTAAGAATGGGTTGAATGGGTTTCCTTGAGCGGTCGTATTTGCTGTATTTGCGGTTGTATTTAGAGTATTGTAGTCAGAACTTCCTACATACAAAACGTTAGCATTACCTACTTTTGGTAACCCCGCAAAGTTAATGTTGAACTGTAAGACGTTAGCAATATTTCTAGTTTCAATTAAGTTAGCTGTTCCAGCTGCTGTTTTAGCAGATATGGCCACGACTCCTTCTGCAGGAGAAATAACGTCGCCAGCTTTATTAAAGTATGGAGATCCAACAACTCCGTTTACTAGCCCAGTTTCAATATTAGCTAAACGAGCTCCTACCGAAGTCCAAGTTGTTGTTTGAACAAACGTACCCGTATATGCAGAAGTAAGCGCAGTGTTACCAACAGTTAACTCAATAGCTCGTACTTCGTCTTGTAAAATGTTAACGTGGTCAGCAAAGATAGTGTCTACTAAGTCTACTTTGTTAGTAAACGTTCTAACCGACGTGGGGTACTGTGCTGGCATTTTTTTACCTATCTGTTGGGTTTAGGCTATTTTCTAGCATGTTAGTAAGAATGTCATGACAAACCGCCAGTTACGGTAATCAATAAGTTTGCTGTTAGTAAGACGGGCAAGTATCCAGCAGATAAAGCAACTGCGGGAGTTTGTACTGACCCGCCGTTGTCAGTATTAAATTTAGATACTGTTACTGAGATAACCCCATCTACGGATTGAGCTTTTGCAATAACCGCAGATAAAGCAACTGATTGTCCAAAAGATACCGACTCATACGCAAATAGACCACCGGGGTTTATAAAAGCTGATCGTATATTTCTAGATATTTCTGAGTTTCTATAAGAAGGTTTTGCCGTAACTGCAAGAGTCACATAAAAATCTGTATAGGTAGGGGCTACTATGTTAAGCGTAGTTCCTGCTGGAATTTTTGAAGCCATATAGGTTTGAATTTCAGCGGCAAGTGCTGTCCAAGTAGCGGTTGGAGATCCTGAAACAATTCCTGGGGTAGTCGACCCATCATTTTGAGTTTGTAAATAAAGATTTACTAGGGTGTACAAAGAAGAGGTAGCTTTTACTTTTCCAACTTGAGGTACTAAACTAGCTAAAGCTTCGTAATCTGCAAGAGTTGTTGCTCGTCTTTGTGTAGAAATAGCGTTCTTTACTTTTGTTCTAATTTGAGTACTGTCATCTCCATCAGCTCCTCCGTAGCTAGCTGCCGGGTTAGTAACAGACAAATAACTAACTGATTCTGGAACGTTGTTTCCTGGAATAAAAGTGACTTCTTCTATAGTATTTGCAGATAGGTTTCCTGAGGCTCCAGCGCTAGTTTTATACAAAGCGCTAATTACTTGCCCTGAAGGTGGGATAGACCCATTAACTCCGTCTCCAAAAATAATAGAGGTAACCCCATCTTTGTCAATACTAGTTGTAAACACTAATGCAGTAGGTCCGTATTCTGACAATGTTTCCGCAAATTCCCACGGAGCAAACGCCTCTCCTTGACCTACGTATACAACAATTGAAGAATCCACAATTCCTGTATCACTCAGTTGAATTTCTTGATCAGCTGTTCCAGAAGAAGTACCTAAGTTAACTGGTAGCGGTTTATTAGTAGTTGCGCTAATTAAATCTGGTCGATCAGTATTTACTGTCTTACCTTCACGAGCAGCAAGTGTAACGTTGTCACCGGCGGCTAGTTGAACAGCACTTTGAGTTGTTTCAAAGTAAACCTCTGTAAAGTCTCCGTATAAAAGGGTAGCTAAAACTTGAGTTCCTACTGGAATGTCTATTACCGTATCACTTACATTTTCAAATCTAATAGCAACGGTAGCTGGCGTTGGTCCTGAAACACGGTACCCAAAAAGTTTTCCAATATCAACTAGTGTTTTTCTACGGGTAGCGGTGTCTACCGATAGTTCGTTAGCTACTCGGTCAATGTAGTACGACTGGATATCCCCCATATATGCAAAAGACTCTAGAATAACTGTTCCTAGATCGCTAGGGTCATCGGCGGTCCATGCGTAGTTAGTACGGACGTTTACCAAATTAGTTAAGTCGGTGAGCAAAGAGTTGTAGTCTTTAGACGTGTAGTCTATTTGTAAAGGTATTTCGTTAGCCATTTTTTACTCCCTTGAGGTAGAGCCGTCTGGATTAAGCACTGTACTTAAAATATTTACGGACGTAGTTGTAAAGTCTGGGAGAATTATGTTTAAAGATACTCCCACTGTCCCATCTTCATTTAAAGCGGTTATGTTAATGTTATCTATGGTTATGTCTGGAATCCAGGTAGAAATTGCTTTTCGGATAGCGGCGTCTATTGCTTTTTTAGCATTACTTTGATTTTCAAACATTGCCCTGACAATGTCAGTACCGTACGTAGGGCGCATAGGGCGCTCCCCAATAGCGGTAGATAGAAGCGTTAAAACTCTATCTTGGTATATTTTTGTTTGATCTTCTGAGACTGCAGCTACGCCAAAGGGATCTAAAGTAAAAGGATATGAAAAAGCTTTCATTTCGGCTCCTGTACTCCTATCCATACTGGTTCATTTGCAAGGCCCGCCACAAACATTACCCAAACTTTTTGTCCTTTTTTAGGTAACAACCTGTGAAGAGTGTGCTCTTCTGTCGCCCCTATATCTGTTGCGTCATTCCACTTTTTAGTGGTGTTTGCTACAACTTTGTGAGGATGCTTAAGGGTACCAGCCCCGCTCTTTGCCACCACGGTAAGCGCCGGAACAGTCTCTGTATCGCCTCTAGAGTCAGTCACACTTACGGGGGTAGTAGTGAGTAGGGCAGCGATCTGCGCCGCTGTGTGCTCCGCATGATCGGGGTGATTTGAGTTTACGGTTGTAGGTAGAAGGCATCTGGCCCAGTTAGTAGTTTCTTTACCCGTGATTGTTACTGAAAGTTTAATTCTATTTTTCTTCAGGGGGTCGTTGATGTCTACCACTGTTCCTTCATATAAACCAAAAAATCTAGGCCTACCCTGGGGGTCTAGCATGTAGTCTACGTCTTTATCTCTTCCCCGGGCCATTATTTTTTACCTGTTTTTTTAGCTGACCAAGTCACTGTACGTTTTACAGCAGAAAAATCTGGGACATCATTTTTATATATATTTGGGGTGTATGAAGTAGGTGCCGCGGCTTTGTAATTAGGGTTTACTACCTTACTAGATTTTTCATAGGAGGCGTAAGATTCTATTTTTCCAGCATTTACACCAAAGGAATAGTCATTTAAGTTGGACTCCCCGGCATCTAAAGACTGTTCTCCAAGTTCAGCAGCAAAGTCTCTAATTTCAGTATCTCCCCCGATAGACGTGTTTACGTCCCCCAGTTTATCTGCTCCCAGAACAACATTTAACTGGTAGGCCTTATTACCGCTAGCAAATACGTGGTCTACTCGTAGTACAGTCCAATATCCAGACATTCCTTGCTCTACGTTATCTAGATAAATTAACGTACCTGGTTTTACCGCAGCATTTCCAACCAAAATCGCTGTAGCGGTATATTTATACCGAAATGCTTCTGCACGGTCAGAAGCTATGTACTTAGCATCCGATAAACTTGTGGCACTTTCAAAAGGCAAATGTTGTAAAAAAGTAGTTTTGTTGGTAGCGGAAGAATGGGTAGCCATTAGACCTCACCCCGCAAGTATGCATTACTAGGCACTACTACTCCTAAGGTTGCTTTAGATCCCGGTTTAGAACTATGGGTAGTGCTAATTGGGGTGTCATTAGTTTGATGTATTCCTGAAACAACTCGATCCACAGTAGCGCCAAACATGTCTGGGGCTTCATCTGAAATAAGGGGCTTAAAATCAAAAATAGTGCCCATAGCAGTAGCAGTTGTTGAAGACAAGTTTATTGTCTCTACATAGAAATAAGGTGCGCTAGCTTTGCTTGCAGAGCTTAATTTATCCTTAGACATAAAGTAAATACTTGTTTTTTCAGTTTTTAAAGCAAACCCTGTTTGTTTAGCAAGCATTTTAAGCAATTGCCAATCACTTTGTCCCGCTTGAGTTATTGAAGAAAAAACTCGTGGGTGTCGTTGAGTAATAGCTTTTAGGCCGTATTTAGCTGCTACCTTAGACACTACAGCATCAGCGGTAGTAGTTTTATAGATTTTTTGATCGGTATTTTTTAATAAATACGACGGAGAAACACAATATACTTCAGTAGCGTTTTCGTTTATTACTGAAGGTTTAATGCTATGGACATAGCCAATAAACGTAGTTTTTTCTAATCCGCTACTCCAGATAAACTCTACAGGGTCACCAGATAAAACAGTGCTTTCCTGTTCGTTGACTTTTCCAGCAAAAGATAGGATTAAAAGTTCATGGGAATCAAGCTCTTGAGTTAAAGTAGCTGACAACAAAACTAATGGAAAGTCTGGACTATTAGGAAAGAAAGCGTTTCTACTGGTTGGACGCTCCACAGGTAAGGTAGCTAATTGATTGCTCATTAAATTTGGCATTAGTTAACTCCTTGGAATTCTAAGAACTGTTCCCGGTGCAATATTGAAAGGGTTGTTAATTTCAGGGTTTACATCTAAAATTTTCCACCACAACACCGCAGAGCCTAAATAAATGCTGGCTAAATAATCAATTCTGTCTCCGTACACCCAAGTGTAGTTGATATACGAAATGGGCGTTGATTCTGGAAATTTTCTGTAAACGGTCCAATTATAGAATCCAGTAGTTTTATTTGGGATTTGCTGGGCGTCACCAGTGTAGTATCGAGAAGATCTATAAACAGCCATTATTCAGGCACCGCCCCACGGGGAACACCTCTGTTGCCCAACGGAACAGCCACAGTCGGTAGAGTCTTAATAAGTTGAGTTTGAGTATCAATAGTAAGGTATTTTTTATTTTCGCTGTAAAATTCTGGAAGACGTTGACAAGTAAAGTCAACAGCTGTTCTGATGGGAATCATTTCTTTTGTAAAAAGATCGTGAAGTACAGTTATTCCAGTAACGTTTACTTTGTACCTTAGCTGATCGTTTAACTTTAGAACAAACGGAAGCGCGGTCATGTATCCAAGGTTAGCAGTTGCCATTTCTAGATCTTGTTTTGCGTTTCCTAGTAATGTAGACAATTCAGGGTTTCCGTTAAATACTCTAAACATATACTCTAAATCATACTCAGTTCCTCTATTAAGGATTCCAGCGCATTGTTCAGGGGTTAAGGTTGTTGGGTAGTCGGGGGCACCTACAACGGTTGTTCTTCCGCCCATA